GGGGTGCTACGTATTTCCACGTAGCCATTTTAATATCTCTTAAATGGCGATTTAGCTCTGCTTCCGTTTCCCATATTTCTCCCTGTTTTTACTCCCGTCCTTCCCCCTTTTCATCCCCGGTTTTTAGCAAAGCAAAAAGACCCCCATTTCTGCGGGTTTTAAAATTTCATATGGCCACCGAATCGTCAAGCAATCAAGCGGTCAAATTTTGCCCGGACAACTGTTTCCTTTTTATTCCGATAGATATTTGTAGTTTTGGGATCACTGTGCCCTACATAGTCCTGTACTTCATCCAATCCAAAGCCCCTGACGCAGGCGTCCGTGATAAAACTGCCCCTGTATCTGTGGGGATAGGCATGGATCCCCGTCCGCTCCCCTACCTCCCGAAGCATGGCCTCAATGCCACTCTTGCCTAGACGCTGGTATGGAGCCCTATGCGTGACGAAGAGGGCCGGATTATCATCTGTCCGGCTCTGCAGATACTGCCGCAGGTGGTAGCTGGCAGACTCAGTGAGATATCCAATCCTCTCTTTTTTGCTCTTGTGGCTGTAGATCAGCACATTTCTCCCGGAAAAGTCCACGTCCTCCCGATTAAGAGATACAATCTCGGAGACTCTGGCCGCTGTACAGTACAGGATCTCCATCAGGGCCAGATCCCGCTCCGTCCTGGCATGGCAGCGGAGGATTTCTCTTTCCTCCGCCGTGTATGCTTTCCGCTGCTTTTTCGGTACTTTGAGTTTCGGGATCCGCCTCATGGGATTCTTGGTAATGTACTCTTCGTCCGTCGCCCATTGAAAAAAGCTGTTATAGTAGTGCCTCAAGGTGTCCATGTAAGCTACACTCACACCACGCTGCTCCTGGTATGTGGCCATGTAAAAACGGATATCATTGGTAGTAATGTCCGGAAGCCTCTTTCCGATCGCCCCAATCATGATCCGGATAGCCCGCCCGTACTGCTCTAAAGTGCCTTCGGCGCAGTTTTCCAGGCGTTTTGTGGCCAGGAAGGTCCTGAGCACCCGCTCCCAGCCTGACTCTGATACAGCCACCTCGTAAGTTTCCACTTCCATCCTGTACTCATGTAGAGTGATGATAAGGGCCGTTTCCAGACTTTGCAGCTGCTCAAAGCTCAAGTCATGCTCCATACGCCTCAAAATGTCTTTGATTGCCTTTTCCTGCATGGTTTTTCCTCCTTTTTTAGTAGGATTTTACCATTTTATAAGGCTGAAATCATCATGAACTAAATCGCCATTTAAGAGATATTAAAATGGCTACGTGGAAATACGTAGCACCCCATCAGGACAATATTTGTCATTGAGTCCACCGAAAAACGGATCCTTGCTTTTTGTTTTCCCTCGGAAAAATTTAAGTAGGCGATTTTATCTGTCGGACGCCAATTAGACATCATGACAGGTATTAAAATAGCCCTGTCTCCGGTAGGAGCGACACCTGCAGGCAATTGAATTTCAGATATTTCAGAGTCGTTAATCGCCGAGAGTTTGGCAACATGGATGTGTATAATCAAAGAGCTTTTACTAATATAAAAAGTCATTCCTGCTCCCTCTCTTGTCTCGTATTCCATATTGCCCTTTAGCGCATTCCGTAAATGGAAATTCCGTACGATGAGCCAGTCGGCGCACTTGCCCGTAGCTTTACAGAGCCGCCGCCGTTTTGCCATGCCTCAAAAGCAAAGTCTGCGGCGTTGATGATTGGTCTGGTTGTCTCAGAGGTGGCTGCAAAATAATCTCCTGATATGCAAAGGGTGGCAATGATGTTTGAGTAGTAAGTAGCACTGACTATCAGCAATCTGTAATCACTCCAAGCACAATTGTGTATAGTGGCTGTGCTGGATAGCTCCCTTGCAGATAAGAGCAGTCTTAGATTGCCCTTTAAAGAGCTATGATCCGATCGCAAGCCACCTGATCTGAGGCGTACGGGTGTACTCTATGTCAGTAGCGTAGACTCTAATGGTACAGCCGGTTTTACTCACCTTGCAGTGTGTTACGCCGATGTACCCATAATCTTTACTATTGGACTCGGCATAGAGAGATACAAAGATCAGAGGAGTGGAGCTGAAAGCCTTTTTAAAGGTGACGCTGTAATCTCGCCATGAGTTTGGCTCGACCGGGAAGTCTCCTGATTGCCCTAACTCAATCAACGGCATATTGCCCTTTAGTTCTGTAACAGTCTTGTATAAGTACCTGATATTTTTAAACATCGAGGATATTTTCCCTAAAATGGACTTATGCGTCTCTCCGCTGGCCAGCTTTGCGACAGTTGTCCACTCAGCTGCCGCTCCGTCTGCGACGTCTGAGCTTGTAAAGACGGCGGTGTGATCATCGACGTTTTGGTAAGATCCTCCCCCCGTGAGATATTTATTTTGTGTTCCCGCCATTGGGGCTGGTACGAGTCCGACTTTCCCGGCAGCGCTGGCTGTAGCTCCGGTCATAGCACTGTAGGTTGTATTGGTATTAATATCTCCTACCATCTCCCACTGTGTACCATTATACCTAAAAGCATATGTGCGGTTTGCAGCAAGATATCCCGCTGAGATGGCGGCGCCCCGGTAATAAATCGGTTTTGCACCTGTACCATTGACATTAAGAGTCGGATTTGCGGCAGTGTTTGTTACCGTAAACTTCACAGTGATTTCTGCTCCTGTAATAAGTGCAAATCCAGTGCATGCTACTGTTTTTGCGGCTGTAGCAGCAGTGGTGGAGCATGTCCCGTAATTTACCCGGTTTGCGTACCCGTCAACGAACATGCCGTTGATATTCCGCGCGGTTGTCCACTTTGCAGAGCTACCGGTTATAGACCCAACTGTAAGTACGTTTGTAGATGGATTATATTTAAAATCATCGTCATACACAAAAGTTGCAGTGGTGTCAGAAGAGGAAGTATTTGCAAAATATACTCTTCTGTTGACATCATCAGAAGCAGCTTGAGTTTTTACTCCTAAAACAACTTTGCTTAAATCAGCAGTATTATTGACCTTATCAAGACCAATATTCGCAGGAGTTAGATTAACCTCTCCAGTCCTATAGACCGTTTCAGCATTGCCCTTTACCGCCACAGCTTCTGGAATTTCCGGTTTATTAGACAGGTCTTCGTAACTTCCGGAAAAGGCTACTGCTTTCAGATCGGCAAACCACTTCATGATTTTTCCAAATATTACAGACAATTTGTTTCCACTAGCAATGTTCTCTCTTGTCGCAGACTGCAAAAAAGTCGGAGACTGATTATTTGTGGTGACGTTCGGGACATTTCCCAAACCGATATCTGTTGGCGTAAGGTTTACATTACCTTGCCGATAAAGAGTTTCTGCGGCTCCCTTAACACCGGTTACCTGTACGCCTACCATCACGTCCCACTGGCCGTCTGCGGTCCAGTATACGTTTGCGCCCGGATTATACCGTATACCAGCCCCCTCTGCAAACCTGCTGTCTGTCACAAAGGCATTGGAGATATTATACATATAACCCACTTTGGGCTCCATGGGAAGATTCTCAAAAGCTACAGTTCCAGATGGGATCAAAGCCCCAGCAGCAGCCGCAGATATCAGCTTCTGTGCCTGATCAAGCAGCTTTGTAGCTTCGTTCGTCAAGCTCTGAGCCAAATCTGAATAATATTTCGAGTTGTCTGTTGCGTCCCCGGGGCGCACTTCTCCCTTTGTGCCAACCGCATAGCTTTTCGACATCCCGGAGAAATCTTCTGCACTCCCCGCACTTAAAACCGCCTCATTTTTACTATCTTCTGCACTCTCTGCGGACTGTGCGGATTCAGCCGCTTTTTGCACGGCGGTGTTTTTATATTCCTCCGCTGAACTTTTAAGCTCTTCCATATATGCTTTGATTTCATCAAAAGAATCCGCATATTCTTCTCTTATATCTTCTGTCGCTTCTGCGATCTGCGCGTAAAAGTCATCATAAGTCCCCATGCGTTTCACCACTCCGGGGCGAAAGCACATCCAGACGATCTGATTTGCTGTTTCGGTGTCTGTGGACACTGCCCATTCCCCCGGGAGCATTTTTTCCGGCACAAAATCTGCTTTATATCCCCGCCGTACCTGAATCGCCATGTCACGTTACCTCCATTTTCCGTTCTAAAGCTTCTATTCTTCTTTCTAAGATGTCGATTATTTTTTTCTGGGACTTTATCATTTGGAACATGTACGGAATCATGACCCTGTGATTCCAGTTTTCCGGCAGTCCATTCTCATTGTGATCTACTGCCAGAGGAGCGTATTTCTCTACGTCTTCTGCGATGAACATCGGGAATTCCGTTCCATGCCGCTCATCATCCGCCGAAAGATAGCCTTCCTTATATTTCGCCCACCTGGGGGTTATGTTATAAAGCCCGTCTATATCTTCAGCATTAAGAGGCGCCCCCGGTTCTTTATACCGTTCAGAAGAGGAAGAGACCTTGCAGACCCTTGACCCTCCGTTATCATTCCTGATAACTAAGCCATCTCCGCTGGAAGTAATCGGAAGATTATTCATAAAAACGTATGTGTCAAATCTTGCACTTTCTGAAGCGGTAATGTTTTCCAGTTTCAAGGTTTTCAGCGTTATCGTTCCGTCAGCTTTAAACCCTCCTTTAAAATAAGGGGGCATATGAAAAATAATGTTATTGCTATACCCCAGCTCAGCTTTCCGTTCCTGGGAAAGGATACTGATGGCCTGCGTCCATACGGGGACCATGCCGACGGACGAGGTGTTGACCGTGAACATTACGCCCCCATATCTGGACGTGATGTTTATGCCGTTCCCGAACGAAGAACTTTCAGGGGAATAGGCAATGGATCCATATTCATCTCCATCTGGCCCTATTGACGAAAGCCTCGCCCCTGTAATGCGGAATGAGGTGCCCTTTTGAGGGTCGGTAAATTCCGCGCCCTCATTGTCCCACGTTCCTACAACCTTTTTCGATGCGTTCAGGATCTTCAGCACGCCGTTCACGTTTCCTGCTCCGCCGAGAGTGAGCTCCCCGCCCCTGGCCGCACTGAACGAGATGTACAGCTTTCCGTTCAGAAGGTATATCCCTTCATCTTCTCCGTTGTTTGTAAGCTTATTGAGAACGTCTGTCTGCGTCTGTGCGTCCACTGCAGCATTTGCTATGGTTGTCGCCGTACCCTCATCAATGTAATCGCTTGCGAGTTCCCAGTCCGATGACATGTAATTTCCACTTTCTCTGGAAGACCTGCATACCTTTATATCTCCGCTGCTCCCCTGAGCCCACAGGTCTCCCGCGTCATACGGTGGCTTGGGCTGCGTAATAAATATCCGCCGCTTTGCGTCTGCCGTATCCTGCGCACTGGCAGCATTCGCCAGGGCCTTGGTGATGTCGGAATCCGTTATCAGCTGCCACTTCCACACAGTTCCATCCTTGAAAAACCGATAAGAGTATCCCTTTGACTTCCAGTAAAACAAATCGCCTTCATGCCGTACCTTATCGGCCTCCGCCTTCCAGCCCGACGCAGGGGGGTTAGACAGAGTAGGCTCATAGTCGTAGTACCAGGTCTCGATCTGGCCGTCGATCTGGCTCTGCAGACTGGCAATTTTGGGATCGTACACAGAGGAGATAAAATCATCCACCCTTTCTCCTGCCTTAGATGCCGCAATGGATTCTATCGTCTGCCCGGACGACAAGGCAAATGAATCCGCCACGATCCTGACCTCCCCGGTATCCACGTCTGCCAGGAAAGTAATGTTCCCGTCCCGGTCCTTCACGGCCAGCCGGCCGGTATCGATCCACTGGGCATTCAGGCCGATCACGGACAGGACATTCAACACAGCGTTTCCGGAGGCATCCAGGCCTGCGTTCCATGTTTTTCCTCCATCCGTGGAGACCATGAATCCCTGTTCTGACCGTTTCCAGATCTTCGCAGACTCAGTCAGGACCGGCTTGTCATGCTGGTAGACGATCCGGCCGCCGTTTTCCGTCTCCTCAACTGTCTCAAACACGCCCAGGCTGTTGGCCATCACGGAAACCATATCCTGCACGGCCAGGTCGTACCGGCTGATCTGTTTCTGAGTCTCTTTTTTTGCGCCGGCTATGGCCGTGCTGTCAGAATACCGGGTCGCCTTTCTCCTGGACGGTGTCTGAGCATCACAGGTGAAGCTCTCCGCCTCCCCGAGGGAAAATTCAATGTTTGTAAGGACTGTCTGATAACTGTTTCCCTTCCGGTCTGACACGCAGGCAGCGTCCCCCGCCTCAATGGACGGGTCAGAAAGAGCCTTCGCTGTCAGGGGACGGAAGCAGATCCCGACCATCTTCTCTCCAAGGTGTTCCGCAATCTCTTTCTCTCTTCCGACTTCAATCAGCGGATTTTTTTCGATGGCCAGTACATACCCGTCCTCCCCTGCCTGATAAACATGTTCTTCATCAGCAGACACCCTGATTCCGGTGACCACCACATCATCTGAGCACACAACCAGCCCGGTAAGCGCGTAAAGATGGTGATAACCTTCCATATCTTGAAACGTTCCTGCATCATAACGGCTTCCTGCGTTCCAGGGCTGAAAACTTCCTCCGTCCGCTTCATCCCCGCTGAGGTATCGTTCCCTGTCCCACAGGTCAAAATGCCCCCCATCCGGACCATTTTTTCCAAAAACAGAAAAGTCATACCACTTAAACTCCAGGCGCCCGTCCGTATTGCATCTGCAGAAATTCCCGGATATCTGGGCAGCACCGGCCAGGACGTCGCGGAATGTCACTTCCGTTTCCGGTCTCTGCCGCACCACATAGTCTTCAAGATCAAAATTTTGTGTCGCAAGCGTTACTCCGCACATCGCGCAGGCATCCCTCACGATTTCCTGCAGCGTCGCCGGATAGGACAGGTTACTCGCGGAATAGGGCCGGTCAAACCGTTCCATATGGTCGAGAGCCGTGATATTGACCGTATTGTCAAGGGCCGCAGCCTCGTCAGCCACAAACACGCCTTTGTTCATCCACTCCACCGAGTTCGTCAGTTTCAGCCCTATGCGCGGCCGGATCACGGCGCCCGTAAAATCATACCGGCTGTACTGTTCCCTGGAATTATCCAGCCGGAGCGTAAGCTGGTTGATCACAGCGGCCCCAATATCAAAGCTCCCGCTGCTTGATGTCCCATCCTCGATCTTAAATCCGCCCTGCATGATATCGCTTCTGGTTTCATCATGCCGGACATGCAGGATAGTCCCATCCGCCAGCTGTATCTCTGCCTCTGCATAAAAGATCCTGTTCCTCAGAATCTTCTCTTTGTATTCCCTGCTCGTATTGATCATGCCGTCACCTCTGGATAATGGTTACAGATACGCTTCTGTAGTAGTACCGGCCGTCCCCAATGTCCCCCAGGACGTCTTTTGACAGGGTGGCCCGGTACATTTCGACCTGTATCTCCTGGCCGTCATCGTAAAAGGCCAGGGGGAAAAAGCCAGGGAGCAGGTTTCTTTTGATGAGAAGGCATTCTGACTCCTCCAAGAGCCCCCATTTGACGCCCAGGTTCTTTTTTTCTGCCACTGCATCCCCGACCATGTCCCCGGACAGGGTCCGCCCGGTGTCGGCCGACCAGATGATCTCGTCATCAACCGACATGGATACCGGGCTCGGGAGCAGGATTGTTCCAACTTTCAGATACATATGGATTCTACCTCTTTACTGGAACTTCACTGAGGAGTAACGCCTCTGCAGCTTCGCAAGCCCTTTCTGGTTCGCCCTCGCCAGCTCCTCGTTCCCGACGTATAACACCGTGTCTCCGTTCAGGGACTTTACCAGATCAATGAGCTGCTTTAGCAGCCGGATCACCTCTCCATTTCCGCCGCCTGCCATCCCTGCTGCTATTTTCGCCATCTCCAGAAGTTTGTCCTCCGGGGCCACCACCTCACCCTGGTGCCGGTTATCGCCGATCATGGCCAGCTGCGGGGTATTCGCTTTCACATAGCCTCCCTGAGCCAGCCTCGGGATCTGCGGCACGGAGATTGTCGGAATCCAGCTGAACGGCTCCCATCCCAGGATCTCCACCCTGCGGATTCCGCTCAACGCTGAATTGATCCCGTTGAACGGGATTGCAATCACCTTGTTGATCCCGCTGATGATCGCATTCACCACGGCCTTCAGTCCGCTCAGGATCCCGTCCTTGATCCCGTCAAAGATCCTCCCGCCAGTGGAAAACACATCCTTAACCGCCTTCCACGCTGCGGAAAATTTGTCCCTGAACCAGCCGGCCACGTTGCTGAAGGTATTCTTGATGCTGTTCCAGATCCCGGAGAAGAAATTCCCGACTGAGGAGAACGCATTCCGGATCCCGGAAACGGCTGAGCGGAATGTGCTGGAAAACCAGTTTCCCACACCCGAGAATACGTTAGATATCCCGTTCCAGATTCCAGAAAAGAAACCAGTGACACTTTTCCATGCGTCTCGTATCCATCTTACGGCATTTGAAAACAGATTTTTAAACCACTCTGCGAGCGGAGAGAACAGTTCCTTTATGCTGTCCCAAACCCCGCCCAGGAACCCGATGATCGTATCGCAGGCTGCGATGATCGCTTCTGAGATAAGGAATAGAATCCAGTTGATGAGGTTCATCCAATCTATGTTTGCGACAAATTCCCATATGGCAAGACCTATCTGTGACCAGTCGATCCCGACAAGCAGGCTCATCAACAGTTCGAATAGCTTTAGCAGAGCATCACTCAGCGTGCCTGCAGCGTTCCCCCAGTCAATTCCGGAAATCAGAGTGTTGATCCCCTCATACAGGCTGGACGCAAGCCCGTTCCAATCAAACGTTTCAATGAATGAACCAAGCATAAAGAACGCACCATTGACTGCTCCACTTATGGACTCCGCAAGCATGCCAAGATCAATCCTGCTACCCAGCCCGTTTAGCTTTTCCGCAAATGCTGTCCCCAGGCTCTCAAAATCAAAATCCATGACAAAACCATGGAGCGTTTCATTAAGGATCTTGAATTTATTCCCGATAAACTTTCCGGCCTCGTTCCAGTTGACCTCCCCAACAAAGCCATTCACGCCATCAGAGAATTTTGTTCCGAGGTTTGTCCAGTCAATTTCCTCCACAAATCGGTTCACGGTTTCTACGACTGTATCATACCCGGCTCCAATCGTCTGCCCCAGTGTCTTCCAGTCCAGGTTATCGGCTAAGCTGTTAAATACCGCAGCAAAGTCCTTCACAAACTGTATTATCTTCGGGCCAACCTTTGACCAGTTGATCGTATCGTATATCTTTTGAAAGCCCCTGTTAAACCCAGATGCTATATAACCTCCGAGTCCTTCCCAATCCTCTTTCAGGATCATCTCCTTAATCTTCTGGATTGCCCCGGAAAAAGAACTTTCAATCGGAGACGTAATCTCTTTTGAGATGCTCCCGAAATCCACAGCCGCTCCCAGGGGCGCCCCGCCTCCTGCGGAGCCGCCTCCGCTCCCGCCGGAAGACTCTTCCGGGGCAGAGAGCTTGTTGACCTGGTCGAAGCCCATGAGGGCCCGCATCTCTTTTGCCGCCTTTTTGGCGGCCTTTCCTGCGCCCGCTGCCGAATCCGACAGCCCGGAAGCGGCGGCGGAAGCGCTGTCAAAGCCTCCTGCAGCCGCACTGGCGGAATCCCCCATGTCGGAAATAGATGCGCTCCCGGAGCCCTGGTTCCCGGTGATCATCTCTGTGAACGCCTTGAACGCACCGGCCAGCGTGACGATCTTCCCCAGCACCACGTTCAGGATTTTCAAAACTGGGGTGAAAAGGTTGATCAGGCCCTGGCCGATGGCCGCCATGGCAGACTGGGCCTGGAGGCTCAGGATCCGCACCTGGTTTGCCCAGGAATCCGAGGTCCGGGCAAAATCCCCCTGGGCCGCGGACAGCTGTGACTGCACAAACTGATACCGCAGGGCAACCTTCTCCGCCTCCGTCATAGCGCTCGTGGTCTTTCCGAAGCCGTTCGCCATGGCATAGCTGTCCAGGGCCGTCTGGGTCATCACAACGCCCAGGTCCTTCAAAGATTCTGTTTCACCCGTAAAGACCGACTTTAATTTCGTGTAGGCTTCGTCCTGTGACAGGTTGTAGAAGGATGCCACGTCCCCGGTAAGCCCGGTCAGAGTCGTCCCCATGTCGTAAGCCTGTTTTTCTGAGAAGCCAAATGCTTTCGCCATGGAGCCAAAGGTACCGGTAAACTTCTTCGCCATGGTCTCGGACAGGCCGAAGGACATCGCCGCCGATTTTGCGAAGCTATCCACCTGGGCTGTCATCGCCGGAAAAGTCACGTCGACAACGTTCTGTACCTCAGCCAGATCGGAACCCAGGTTAATACACGCTTTCCCAAAATCCACCAGTTTTTTGAAGGCGAAAGCCCCAGCAACCACGGAGCCGATCTTCTTAAATGCGTTCGTGATATCGCTGCATGATTTTTTCGCCGTATTGGTGACATCCGACATCTGCCGCCGGAAGCCACCCCGGTTTACCTTAAGGTCAAGAGCTATCTCTCCAATGGATCTTCCACCCATACTGCTTCACCTACCTCATTGACTGCAAGGTAGGCACACGCCGCTACTCTGAGGTGCGGCTTTTCGGCTCTCGCCCTTGTCCGTAGTCCAATTGATTAATTTCCCCACAGCGCGGACATTTGATCTCCCCTTTTACGTAATCCGCCAGCATAAGCGTCCGTCCGCACCTGGTACATTTTATTTTTTCAATTTCGCCCCACCCCCTGCCATAGCTGTGAAGGCTCTCTCCAGCTCTGCAAGGATGCCGGCCAGGCCGCCCTCAGAAACGCTCCGTGCGCCTCTGAGACGCCACTCATCCCGGATCCGCTTCTGTTCTGTCGTGAAATGCTTCAGGATCTCCGCATCGTCTTCTGCCCGGATGGCTACGATCCGCCCCAGGGGCGTATCCGGCCCAATCCCGGACAGCAATGCGCAAAATTCCTTCCAGCGCATTTCTTTAAATTCTGCCGAATGGATCTTTACCCCGTACTGCGCCCGGAATGAGGAGACGATCAGGTCAAAGTCCTCAAACAGGTCGTAGTACGGGTCAGGGCTCTTTTTCCCCTTCACCGTCCATTTCCGTCCCGGTGACGAGGGAGATCGCCGCATTGACCACCTGCTGGAAGTTCCGGAAGTTCAGTTTCAGTTTATCCAGCTTTTTCCGTTCTTTCTCCGGGAAGACAAGCTCATACATGGCCACAATGTCCGCCGGGGAGATGCCTTCCCCATCGTCCAAAAGCTGCATGATCTGAAGCATGGTGGATGCGTCGTCGTTCACGGCCAGCTCCACGTCCTTCACCTTCAGCTTCGGGGGTTCCTCAAAATCCAGCTTCTCTGTGATATCGATGATCTTTGCCATTACTCTTCCTCCTGTCCTAAGCTCGCCGGCACGATCTCCGGTTTCCCGTTGCTCATGATGTCAAACTCCAGGGGGGCCACCGCCGTGGAGTCCCCGGCCCCGATGTTCTTCACATTGATCACGGCTCCGGGGAATTTCACCACCAGGCCGTTGGGGAATGTCCAGTCGACGTCCTTCTCGCTGTCCCTGCCGTTCGTCCAGGCAAGGGCTGCCACCGCATCGTTGCCTGGATCCCCGACGTTCCGTTTGGCTGTGACGGAGATCGTGACCGCCTTCCCGGTCATCAGGGCCCTCCGCCAGCCCTTCTGGTCAAAGGGAGTCCACTCCTCAACCCCGTTGTCAAAGGACACACTGAACGACACGCAGTCCGCGATCGTCTTCATCTCCGGGGTGGAAGCCCCCGCCTCTGCCGTATTGATCTGAAACTGGTTCTCATAACACGGATATACACCTGTCTTCATGTTTTCCCGCCTTTCTTTGCATAGATAAAAGCTGCTTCAATCGCCATCTCGCAGACGCCGGCATCGTCCATACCGACATCCTGGGGCTCATAAAGCAGCTGTACAAATTTAATTGTTTCCTCATTGACCTTCTGTTCCCTCGTCCGCCTGAGTGCGTTAAACAGGAGCTCCGTCACGGCCTCGGTCTCCCAGAGGGACCGATTCCAGTGGACCAGGATGGTCACATGCTTCGTCCCGTAAGACTCCAGCTCCGGGCCTCCGATGGCCACCTGGCAGGCCCGGCTGTGCCTGCTGTTATATACGCCGAAAGACTTCTCCTGCTTGGCGTCCAGCTTCCCCATATAGACGTGCTCGGCCAGGCCGAGGGAGTCGACATAATCCCTTACGTCCAATAATCTCATACTCCTGTCAGCCTCCTGTAAAACTCTTTAAATGTCTCCGGTGCAAAGTCCTCATGCGCCCCGCCCGGTTCCCAGTCCTCGAACCAAAAACCCTTCGCATTCGGGTTCTCGTGGGTCTGAAAATTATATTCGGGGTGAAAATAAAGACGTCTGGCGTAGGGTGCAGCATGTACCAAGGACACCTTTCCGTTCGCACTCTTAGAATAATCCACGAAAAACGCCTCGTTCTGGAGGTTGCCGGTATCCCTCGGGACTACCTGGGCCTGGACCACTTCGGTATGCAGTGCCTCCGCTGTCTGCTCCAGCGCTTCCACCGTGGCCTCATCAAGCTGTCTGAGCAGCGGCCCGTTCAACAAAAGCTTAGAAGTCACCTGTATCATATCAGTAGCACCTCCGTGTAGTTGACGCTCCCGTCCGGGTTCCTCGCCTTGCTTCCCTGAAGGACCCGGCGCTTCACTCCGAAGAGCTCCGCGCTCCCTCCGGAGATCACCGCGAGCTTTGGGCAGATGTCACCGGGGAACAGGGCTTTCCCGGTAATCTCCACCAGCTTTTTCTCCGCCGTCAGAATCGTCCTGGCCTTATCCTGATAGTTGCACTTCCCGGAGTACCTAACGGGCTCCAGGGGTTCCCCGTACACCGTCAGGCCCTCCCGGTCAAGTTCCAGGGTGATCTCTGTCCGGCAGAGTCTCGCCGGCACCAAACATGGATACATCATATGCCTCACCTCGCTAACCGGCAGCACAGGCCCGTCTGGGACAGCAGGGCGTACACGTCCCGCCTCATGGCCACCCCCTGTTCCGTGTACACGTTCCAGGAGCTGCCGAACTGGGCCGACACCCCGTTGATGCTGTATCCGGAGAGGACCGTGCTGATCTCGTCCGCATTCTCGTACTCAAACTCTGCCTGGAGGCATGTCACTTCCCGGATGGCCTCCTGCTGGAAGGGTGTCAGATTGTGAAAGCCTGCCGCCCGGATCCGGCCGAAGGTCAGGGAATCGATGTGCCTGGAAGCCTGCCTCAGGCTCCCGGGCAGGTCCTCCTCCGGGATGGACGTCCCTCCGAAAGCAGTCCTATAATAGTCCGCATCCGCATAAGGCTCATAGGTCATACGCCTGCCCTCTGGATCTTTGCCACCAGGCCGGCCACTGTGCTCGTCTTTCCGACATCAATCCCGTGCTCTTTTGCATACGCCTTCAACAATCCCGCCGTGTCGGCCTCCAGCCTCTCGTCTGCCCCGGCCTTCACCTCTTCCAGTGCCCTTTTCACTGCCTCGTATTCCTCAAACGGGACCGTCTTCCCCCTCCCGTAGGCGAGGAGGTCACCGGAGTCACTCAGGATATCGTACCCGGCATCTTGATAGGATTTCTTCTGCGGCTCCTCGATTGTATACACTTTGTTGCCTTTTACTGCCTTCATAGGTCTCCTTTCTAGGCACTGGCCGCCACGTTCATCGCGCAGCCTTCCACCTTCTTCTCCAGCAGGAACAGGTCACCGTAGCACCGGTTCTGGTACAGGTACCCGTCCGCCGTCCGGGAATCTGTCCCGGGGGTGAACAGCTTGATGTAGCTGTACTTATCCCGGCACACCACGCAGGTCGTGTGGACCAGGATCCAGTTGATCTGCTGAGCATCCGATGCTGCCACGCAGCCATCCGTAAAATCGTATTTGGTCTTCATCCGCGCTGCCGGTACCATCTTGATGGTCACATCGTCCAGGCTGTGGACCTTCCGGTTGATCGTGGAAGGCGTGGTCACAGAGAGCACCCTCTGCATGCCCTCCGCCTCCTTGATAATCTTGTTCATCGTTGGTGTGACATATAAAATCCGGCCCTCCTCCGGTACACCAGCCTCATCCATGACGGCCATCTCTTCATCAAACCGCTCCAGAAAGTTTGCCGCATTGACTGTATCGCTGTTGACCCGCCCCGAGTACTTGTTCAGCTCCGCATGGAGCTTGCTGAACCGGTAGCAGTCCTTCTCCGGGATCGCCTGCTCCGTCTCAAAGGTGTTCTGGATATTCGCCACGGACAGAGTGAGGTTCGTCTCGTCAATGTCCATAGGATCGATCCAGAATTCCACGTCCCGGTCATGCTCCAGCTTTTTCGCCTCCCAGTCATTGGACAGGGTGCCGCTGTTGAAGCCCGGCGTCCTGGTGTGGTCCTTATAGCCGGATACCGTCATTCGCGGAAGCTTGATGGTCTGGGCGTTGATAAACTTCACCTGCCCGTTGCTCTGCGTCAGCGCGTCCGAACAGGATTCCTTGCTGTACTTCTGCTGCAGGAGGCTGGTGAAGCTCTCCGCGTAATCATATACCGCCATGTTTCATTCCTCTCTTTCTCATAATCCAAATGCCTTTTTCAGGGCATCCTCGTCTGTTGCCGCCTGCCCGCCGTTCCCGGGCGCCCCGATCTGGAAACCGGAGACCTGCTGCGCCTGGGGTTTCAGGGCCGGCACATCCTCCAGCACCTTGTTCAGTGCGTTCTTGATGGCCTCCTCGCTGACCTTCCCATCCTGACTTGTGGCCTGGCTGAGGTCGGCCATCTTGAGGACGTAGGGGATGGTCTTCGGGTCAATCCCCAGGGAGACGGCCGCCATGGTCGCCGCACTCTGGAGCAGCGCCTCCTGCGCGGCCTTCTGGGCCTGGGTGAGCTCGCTCTGCAGGGCCCCCACGTCCGGCTGGTTCTTTGCTTTCTCGGCCTTGAAGGCGGCAATGGCCTGCTTCGCCTCGTCCTGGGAAAGCCCCTGCTGCTTAAAGTAGTTCTTCAGGACCGCATCCTCTGCCACGCTCTGCTTGCCCTGGATCAGGCTGGCCAGCCGGTCGTAGTCAAAGCCGGGCGCAGTGTTCCCCTGGCTGCCTCCTGCCGGACCCGCTGGAGGCGCCGCTGCTGCTCCTGCAGGCTGGCCTGTTGCTGCCGCCTGGCCGGACCCTGCCCCAGCTCCTCCTGCTGCCCCGCCCTCCGCAAAGAGTTGCAGATTCATGGGTAAAAATGTCTTTGCCATTGTAAATTTCTCCTTTCAGTTTTGGGGGTGTCTCACCGTCATCAGTTTTCGGGGTGTCTCCCCTGGTCAGTTGTTCCCCCGGTGTCTCCGCGTAGTTTAGGCCCTTCGGGGCATAAAAATACCACCGGCCGTTTCTGGCTGGTGGTACTAATACCATACTACAGTTTTTATGCGTTTCTGTCTCTGCACCTTTCTGCGGTGCTCAGTCTACGACTTCCGGAAGCTCCTTTCCCTGCCGGAGCGCTTCCCTGATGTCCCGCACATATTCCTCATATTCATCCGCCCCATATTCGAGTTCCATACATCCCCAAGGATAATGCTTGAATAGCGCATAATATTCCGCATTCAGTTTTTTAAGCTCTTCCGTGTCTTTTCCATGCCACATTATTTCATCACCGCCTTGACCACTCGTTCGAATTCCTTTGTCGTTTCCGGAAAAATATCTTTCAATACCATCAGAACTTTCGGGTTTCCGGAGTAATACATCCGCCCATACTGCGCCCAGGTTTCTCTCTGTAGCGCTCCTGGTTTTTCCCAATACTCGTCCGGATGATAATACCCCAAATATATTTTCCCTCCGGACATCCCGTTTAATATATCCGATATCCCTCTGTATTCCGGCTTCACAACCAGAACTTCTAAGGACTCTTCAAATATATCGGGATATTTTAAGTATAACACATCTTGGATATCTTTTCTACCGATTACCCTTCTCAATCTGGCATAATCTGCCGATATTTCTTTTCTCAGCATACCACTTTCAGTTATTCCGTAAGTTCTGTCTATTTCATGAAACAGCTCATGCGCGATTGTATCCCCGCCTGCATTACCAGCCAGATAAACAGCCCCGTCTTTCCTGCTGAAATAAGACCTCCGTCTATCAGATGGACGAAATTCTACACGGTCATAAGATTGCTGCAGCAACTGATATATGTCGTCATTTTCCACGTCTAGAAGACTTTGGTAAAATACCTTTGCCTGCTTCTCCGTTCTCTTTCCTTTCCGGCTGAACATCCTCCCCAGATCGATCTGGTCTGAAAAAGACTTTTCTGTCCCTTTCCATTCTTCGGCCTTGATCTGGTACCTTCTTCTATCCTCCTCGTCCAGCGAATACCTTGCCAGCCGGTCAAACTTTCCCTGCTGCCTCCTGGCGTATTGCTGCCTTGACTCCAGTTTTGCCGCCTCCTCCACCTTCTCAAGCTCTTCCTCCGTCCAGGTGTCGTCGGCTGTGGATATGCCCGGAAAATAGGTGGTATGGACATCCCTGCAGTTCGGATGGTAGAGTCCTGCAGCAATGGCCGTGCTCATCAGCGGATAGCCCCCGTCTTTCCTGCTGCCGCCGGACCACACGTCGTCGATCAGGACCTTCCCGCAGAAGGGCAGGCACTTTGGGCAGGGATTTCCCCGCTTGTTCACGATGACCGTGGCAATCCCCCACTTCTGCCGCATCTCCCCCTCTCCGGCCAGGTAGGCCCGCTTCCCGGCCGTCCGGAGCGCCATGCTGGCGTAACTGGAAAGCGTATGTCTGGCCCCGTTGGCGTATTCCACGCAGGTGAGCCCTCGAGAGAGCATGTCCTTCGTGGCCATGTCGACCGCCTGCTCATAGGTTCCGGCGCCGGTGTTGGCATAGGCCTGGGCGTTGAAGATGGCCTTCCGGTACTCGTCATCAGCCATCCGCAGGATCGCTGTCTCCGCCCGCTCCATATCGTCCGTGGTGGCCTTGATCAGAGCCCCCAGCTTCCGGTCGTTGAGCTTAAAAAACTCCCCCTGCAAGGGGAGCCTGGACGGGGTCTTGTTCTGACGAAACTTGAAGCCTCTCTTGATCGCATTCAGGATCGCGATCTCCTGATCCATATTGCCGGCCGCCCGGTGTTCCCGGATCAGTACATCAATCTCCCGGTTGATACTTCGGAATTCTTTTCCGTATCTCTTCCGGTTTGCCTGCTTATATTTTTCCAGGGCCCTGAGCTGCTCCGCCTGCCACATGGACCAGTTAAAACCCTCTTTTACCTCTTCGGCCCGGTGCCTGCCCATATTCCTCATGATGGAGGCCATCAGCTCCTCCTCGATGCGGCGGAATGCCTCCGTGATATCATATTCATCCATCAGCCGGTCCTCCTCTGTTCGCATGGACCCGGAAGCCCTGTCCCTTGAATTGCCGGATCAGGGCTTTCAGCTGGGTGATGCTCCCGCACCGGTCACGCCTAAGCTCCGCATAATCCCCTTTTTCCACCGCATAGACCCCGAAGGGCACCTGTTCAGACGCTTCCTGCAGGAGGCCTTCGTACTCTTTCCGGGTCATCCGGTACATCCGGTTCATCACTTTTACCTTCATCTTTCCCGCCTCCCTGTGCCTGTTTATCATCAACAGAAAAACGCCCCGTTAGGAGCGCTTTATTGTATTTCTCTTATTTGCATTCTGAACTGCCATCGTAACCCAACGGCAATTTTCCGGATAATATCCTTGGTCATTATCAATCCGATCAATCGTCAATCCTTCTCTATAGCCATGACTCATGGCCCATTTATAAAATGCTTGAAAATTATCAGACCATTCTTCACATACTGTTATTCCTCGTCCACCATAATCTTTATATGCAGAATGTGTTTCTACTGTACACCTTTCTTTCATACTTCTCCAAACACCATACAGTTTATGATTTCTAAGGCCATGTTTTGTTTGTCGTTGTTCTTTTAAAAACCGCTCATTGTTATAACAACCGCACGATATCTGTTTACGGCATCTCAAATCACAGCTTTGAACAATCACCTCTTTCCCACAATCGCATTTGCATCTCCAGCGGGCATGCCCATTCCTACTATTTTCCTCCCTGGATACAACCACCAGTCTCCCGAATCGCTCTCCGTATAAATCAATACGCTTAGACATTCACCGCACCGCCTTTCTTCATTTCCGCTTTGGCGGCTTTCATGCCCTGCATATAGCCGATTTTAAATCCGTTTGCGATAGACCGATACCAATCCCCTCCAGAGCCCTCATAAATTTCCGCCACATGCATGCAGCTGATGTCGTATGCCGGATTGATTTTCTCGGTCATTGCTTCTGCTTTTTCGATAACGTTCTTAATCCTGCCCATAAATAAAAACTCCTTTCAAATTTTTGTTCTTGAAAGAAGTCCCCGTCCATGATAGAATATTTCATGGAAGGAAACTTCTGGTGTAAAAACAGTCGCTAAACTTTGGTCGGTGGAGCGGCTGTTTTATTTTTCTCCCAACTTTCTAATCCCTCTACTTATCGCCTCAGTCTTATTGACCTTTTCTCGTTCGCAATAATCTTCAAGAATATCTTTATCCCTGTCACTTATGCGAATGCTTATCTTATTTGGCCTAGGATTATCTGTTGGTCTGCCCGTCCGTGGACTCATGCTTTCACCTCACTTTTGTCTGGCATAATTTTATTATACATTATGCCAGACAAAAGTCAAGCATTATTTTCAACCATATTCAATCCTTCAATATTGACAGCTGGCTCTTGTAATTCCGCGATTCCCTGCTCTGCCTTTAATCGCATCACTTCTTTCTCTTTACAATTCGCATCCAGAGAAGTACCATATAATTCCTCTACACATTGTTCAATACTCATAATCCCATTCTGCCGAGCCTGCGAAATTGTTTGTACAATTGATTCAAAAGAAGGATTCGCATACTCTCCCCAATCTACATTTACTTTTACCTCTTCAATACCACGATAATGCAAAACATTATAAGCATTTATACTCATCGCTACCACTTCCGGGAGCACCTCCTGCAAAGCTTTAACGATGGAATCTCGTGTATATAGGGTTGTCTTCTCCTTCTCCCTTTGCGCAAGGGCATTGTCCAGCTTTTTCACATCGATCCCCAGGGTGCTGGGGGAGATGATCCCCTGCAGGCACAGGTCCAGGGCCGTCACATAGCTGGCCAGGTAGCTGTCATGGGGGATGGCCGGCTGCTCCGTCCGGATCTCATTCTTCTGCCCCTCGCGCATGTCCCCGTCCGCCGCAAAGTACCGGTTGTCAAACGGGTTCGGCTGGATCAACTTCCCAGTCTCCGGGTCGTGGGGCACCAGGCACTCCGGGATATAGGTCTTTGCCCTCCCGGCCCTCGCGGCATCCATCCACTGGCTCCAGATCTCATCAAAAGCGTCGAAGCTGTCCAGCTTTCCGTCGAAGATGGAGCCGCCCCTGCCTGGATATTTGGCGCTCTCGTAGATCTGCAGGGGGACCGCCAGGATCAGGGCCTTGTCAAACGTCACATCAGCCACGCTCTTTGTAGCGTCAATGGAATTTACGGGGAGTTCCTCTTCCCCACAGTACAGATGGTTCCGGATGTATCCGTATCCGTAATGCTCGTGCAGGATGTATTGCTGATAACCGGCTTTGTACTCCGTCTTAAAGACCACCTCCCGGAGCCTCCCTCTCTCCCATATAAGCTCGATCCGCTCTCCCGGATACCACTCAATCAGCGGGTACTGGCTGATCCCCGTGTCAAAGCTCACCTTCCAGGCACCATCCCCGATGTAGAGCGCCTCCTTCAGGGCCGACTCCAGGCGTTTCCGGAACTTGTTGTCCTTCTCGATCTCCTCCCACAGCTTCTCCTGGACGGCGCTCTCAAACTCGAAATCGTTCATGTCTGCCATGACGATGCTGCTGAGCGTCCGCACGATCAGTGCCGGGAGCCCGGTATGGATCTTGCGCATCTCCATGCCCGGGCTGCACCGGCTGGCCCAGAATTTCGTTCGGTCGGCATACTCCGGGTTCTGCATATACATCTGTTCGAGCTCGTTACCGTCTCCCCGGTACCAGATCCGGTTCCGGATGGCAGACAGCTCAAAGTCCAGGACCTCCTGGATCTGGATCGCATAAGGCTGCGCAGGCTGTACCTGGAGCCAGCTCCGGATCCCTTTTTTGATGCTGCTGTTCAATTTATCCAGCCACCTCATTTCGTTTCCTCCGTTTCAAATCCGATCAGATTCCGGTATGGAATCCAGCCATACTCCGAAGCATTAATTGAGTGATCGTGGGCATCCTCCGGCTTATTCTTATCTGTGTCCCAGCTGTACTTCCCAAGCTCCGCCAGGTGCTCCGTGCAGGTATCCACCACCAGGTAGCAGTCCTGCTGGATCCAGCCGAGCATCAGCTTGATCCGGTCCAGGATCTCCACTTTTTTGTAGGAGTCGATAAAGTTATACAGGCACCCGTGCAGGCGCTTGTACTTCCTAAGCTCTGTGATCGTCGCCTGGTCGGCGCAGTCGATAAATACGTCCCTCGCAAAGCCCCACTCCTTCCGGCACTGCTCCAAGAACCCCACGAACTTCAGGGTAGTGTCGGAAGGCGCCAGGGGCTGCTCCAGGTCGGCGTTGCTGTACACCTGTTCCGCCAGGGTGATGAGCTTCCGGTCCTCCGTGATCCCCTGGAAGAGCATCGCGATGGTGTCCGGGGACTTGGACGAGTAGGACGTGTCCAGCCCCGCGGTGAATTTTTTAAATTTAAGCTTGCCGATTTTGACCTGCTTTTTGACCCAGTCCTCCGTCACCACATGCCTTTTCCGGCTGAAGTTGGGGAAGATCAGGCCGGTAGCCTTGCCACGAAGGCCTTCAATCTTATTTTTGTGAAGCTTCGTCCCCGGAGGGGCAGACTGCTTCTTTTTCTGAATATCTTCCTCAGTCAGGGAAAGATTGTCCTTGAACGTAAAGAACCAGTACCTCCATTTTGGCACTGGCTCTTCCGTAAGTTCCGCCATAATCTCTGCCGGCACACCCGCAGCGTATTTTTTATACGGCCTGGATCGGTTGACAAACTCTTTATAGACCGGCAGGTCCGGGTCATCCGGATTCATGGTGGCCATCAGGTAATCGTTTCGGGTGGCCACCTCCCGGACAAAGTCGATGTTGGCCGTGTTGATCTCGTCAATGAATACGCACCCAAACTGGGAGCCGAGGACCAGCTCCCATTTGTCCTTGTTGTCATAGCCGAGGACGTAGATGACCTTGCCCTCGAATTTGATGTGGGGAAGCTTGTTGTCCTTGTCGCCGTTCCCGTAATATCTGGCGTTCTTGTGGAGATCCAGGATCCCGTTATCCTGCTGCAGGATGTTCTTCTCAGCGATTCCGGTGGTCTTGGCAGCAATGATGTGAGATCGCTTTTTGCTCCGGCTGACCATCCGCATGAACTTGATCCCGGCGCCCACTGTGGTCTTGCCCGAGGCCGTGGTGCCCTCCAGGAAATCCGCAGCCACGCCGTCTACGGTGTTGATAAAGTCAATATACTTCTGGGAGAGAGGAAAGCTACTCTTCAAGGCCCTCACCACCCATCTGGCTGAGGATGTCATCCAGCTTTTCCGACGTCTCCACCGTGAGATTCAGATTGTCCTTGAACATGCCCAGGTGCTTGCCCAGAAGCTCCAGCGCCGCCTTCTTGTCGTAAAGTTTCACCTCTCGCTCTGTCCCCCACTCATTTGGCTTGATCCGCACAGACTGGATACAGGACAGATCTTCATCACTGGCGTCCGGTTTTACCTTTGCACTGTCCAGGTCGACCACATTTGAAATGTTCGCAAAGGCCATCTTTGCCAGCTCATACAGGATCCGGTCCTGGCTGATGCCGGTCCTTTTGGAACGCTCGGCCATCGCCTTTGCAATCTCACAAGAAACTGAAGTTTTCTGAAGCAGCTGATAGCCGATCTGTTCTGCGCTGTCTGGAGAATACCCCGCCCTGATGGCAGCCTGAGTGGCATTCAGGTCAATCAGGTATTCCTCTACAAACCGTTTCTGTTTTTTTGTCAATCAGACCACCTCTTTTCTAACAACAACAAAACGCCCTGCACACTCGCAAGGCGTCCTGCCGAAAAATATTTAAGGGAGGAGGCTGGAAGAAAAAGCCGTCTGTCTGGGTTTCGTTTCCCGCAGTTTAAATTCTAACAGAAAAAAACGAACAAAACGAACAAACTTTATTTTTTTGCAAAAAACCTCTCCGCCGCCATCCGGCAGCTGTCCGCCGTGTGCTTCCCTCCCATCCGGATCGCAACCTCCGTCCAGCCAAGGCCGTCCAGATAACGATAACGGAGAAGCCGGCGCATCCGGCTGTCTGCTACGCTCTGGATAAAGTCCTCGACGGCCTGTACGTTCTCTGTGACCGCCTTCTCTGCCTTTTCCAGCTGCGCCTTCTGGATCCCCAGCCGTCTTTGCAGCTCCTTAAGCTCCGGAAACGGAATCCCGCGGATGACCTTCGTCCCTAACGGCTTCTTCCCCCGCTTTCCGCAGGTCACGGAGTCTGCCACCAGAAGACCGCCCTTCTCGATCTTTGTGAGCCTAGCCTCCGTGCGCCTCAATCGCCTCCGGATGTCCTCCCGCTCCTTTATGAGCTCTGTATACTGCATAAGCACCTGCTTCTCCATTTCCCATCACCTTACCCTTAAATCTGATTCCGTTTTCTGCTTCCCTGTAAGCCACGCAAGGGCGTCCTCACATCTGCTGCTTTTTCTAAATCCTCCACATTGGTACAGCTCGTTACAGCTTTCAGAAAGCTCTTCAATCTCTTTGGCGGTATCTGTGTACGAAAACAAGTTTGCATGATGCAGTTTTACATTTAGGACCGCTTCCTCTATCGTTTCCAGACCGCAGGCAATGCCTATTTCCAGACACTCCTTCCCTTTCATTTGCCTTCTTCCTCCTCCCGTCTCCCCTGTCTGCGGCAAAGATTATCCCTCCGCCGCCTGCCTCATTTTTGCTAAAACCCTTTTCAGTTTTCTGCTGATCCGCGGCTGCCGGACCCCGTACAGCCGGCCAAGCTCCGACTGGTTTACCCCGTCTATGTAATACCTCCGCACCAGCTCCCGTTCTTCCCGGTGACGCATGGCCGGAAGCCGTTAAAAGTCTTATCTGCCATCTTCCATCATCTCCTTCCGCAGCCGTTCGTAATCCTTCGCAAACCTGCCATTTTCCAGGCTGGACATCAGGGCCAGGGCCTGTGTCAGGCCGTCCACGTACCCGGCCAGGCCTGCACAACGTATCGGATCCTCCGTGCCCATCTGGGTCGCCTTCGCCCGGTCGATCTTTTCAGCCATCATCTCGGCCCAGACATCGACCAGCGTCTCGTCTATCTGCCTCTTTTTCACCGTTTCCTCCTCCTACACGATCTTCCGCTTCCACACCCTGTCCATACAGGCCGCGTGGAAGAAAATATCAGTCCCTCGTTTCGTCTTCACGTACTCGACCCCATCCAGATCGTCATCGGACCGGATTTCCTGACCGCAGCCCTGACAGCGGACTTTACAGACGGGCCGCTTTCTCGCGTCGAGCCTCCCGGTCTTTTCTCCGGTTGCCCGGACCAGTTTTGCCATATCCATCCTCATCCCTCCTATCATCCGTTTCATCCGTATCACAGGGATTTAACCGTATCAACCGTTTCATCTGTATCAACTGTTTCATCCGGGGGCTGATACGGTTGTGATACGGTTGAAATCTGCCAACCGTATCACCCGCAAGCCCAGTGTTTATGCGGGTTCCTGGCACTTCTGATACGGTTGATACGGCAAGTCTCCTATATTATATATTTTTTATATATTTCTCCCCCTTTTATAGAATCATTTGAAAAACATAAGAAATTTGGATTTAACCGTATCAACCGTATCCGTCCAGTAAAATCAAGGGTTTTAACCGTATCAGCAACCGTATCACAACCGTATCAACCGTATCACTTCTGATTTTTTTCTTTTTAAATTCTTTGTGTTTAACCGTTTCATCTGTATCATCCGTTTCATCCGCATCACAGGGATTTAACCGTATCAACCGTTTCATCTGTATCAACTGTTTCACGGAAGCTTCCTCCCACTACTTTTTCACGAAGATTTTTTCAGGGCGCCCCGCGATCCTGCGGAAGACAGTCTCCGTTTTCAGGCGCTTGTTGACCTGTTTTGAAAACACGATCTTGGACATCGGCTGCATGTTTGCCTCATTGCAGAAGACCTTATAGCGGGTATACACGTCAGTCGTGGTCTCATTGACGATGTCATCCGCCCCATGTTCCAGATCGTTCAGGAATGCCACGATCGGGTTATTTTCCTCCTCGTATTCCTCCAGCTGCCGGTCGACCAATGCCGACTCCGTAAAGTGGTTCCTCTCCAGGATCCTCCTGAGCCCCAGGACCCCCAGCCTGACCAGGTATTCCATGGCTCCCTGCTCCGCAAGCTTATATTTGATGAACGGGTCGTAATCCGGGTCATCTGCGGAAAACCGCGCGTTAAAAGGGATAATTACCAGGCGCCGCAGGACGGCGCCGGTCTTATCTTTCATACGGGGGATATCGTTCGCAGAGAACAGGAGCTTGACGAACGGATCAAACTCAAAAGGGTCCTGCCCCTTTCTCTCCGCTTTGATCCGTTCCCCTGTGACGATCTTCTTGAACATGGCGACCTGTGTCCCCTGCAGGAAATCATCGCCGATATCATCGCCGATATTGGCCAGCTTGCCGAACATCATCGACGTGCTGAACCTGTCCCCCAGCTCTTTCAGGTCAAGGGCGGACGTGTTCTCCTTCCCTACCGCACGCTTGACCATGTCGAGGAACGTACTCTTCCCGTTGTTCTTCTCCCCGGTCAGCATGAACGCCTTCCCGAGCTCGGACCTGCGGTAGAAACAGTACCCGACGCACTCCTCCAGCAGTGCCCGAACTGCCTGGTCCCCGCAGGCCAGCTTGTCCAGCGTACGCTCCGTGAGCGCGTCATATGCCTCCGGATCATAGTCCCAGGGGATCCGGCTGGTCACTACGGTATCCGGGGAGAACCCCTGCATGCTGTCCGTCACGATGTCATAGATCCCGTTCCGGAACGCGATGTAGCGTGCATCTGCCGGTTCTTCCGGCTCGCAGATCAGCTGCATGTATTTTAAGACCTCCTTCCTCCTCGCATCAGACAGGCCGGGGAGGATCCGGATCATCTCCGTCTCAATGTTCCTGCTCCCTTCCACATACACGCCGTCCTTGTAGATGTACAGGTTCCCGTTGATCGTGACCACATGGCGTGCGTTCTTCATATAGGCCGCGAACCGGTCAAACAGGAACTGGGATCCGTTGAAGAACACCGGCTTCTGAAAAGCATCATCCCTCAGGATAGTCTCGACCTCCTGCTCGGACAGCGGCTCCTTCAGGATGTGGCGGTTGATGATCCGGATCGTTTCCCTTGCCTCCTCCACGCTGAACCCGCTGCTCTGCAGGGTCAGGATGTGGTTGAACAGTTCCTGGTTCCTCCCGTCCCCCGCACCCATATCTAAGAACGGGAGGGGTTTCTTCGCAACGGGCAGGAGCCATTTCGGGACCTCCTGGTACCCGCCCCCCGGCTCGATGTCCCATTCGCAGAAACGTTCTTCCCCGTCTGCCTTCAGCACCTCATAGGAATTCACGCAGCCCACTTTGATATCCGCGGTCAGACCGACGGCCAGCGCTGCTTTTGTCCTGCACCGTTCGATCCCTGCGTTCTTGAAGAGGAAATGCTTCCCCCTGCTCGTGCAGACCACCCGGCAGTCCAGCTGCAGCTCCTCTACGATGCCCATCAGGGTCTCCGCCTGTCCCGGGTCATCGATGTCGATGAACATGGCGTCTTCTTTCAGCACCCCCGCATATTCCGGGAAACGGCGCACTTCCTCCAGCGTCCGGAGATCTTCCCGGCCCTTGAACTTTTCCGCGGACTGCTTGTTCCTTGTCCTAATATATCCTTTATACAGTTCTCCCATGCTCATGCGTCCACCCCATAATCCTTCAGGCGTTTCTTTGCGAGGTCCACGTACCACTGCCGGTCCAGCCGGTCCGGTGTCCGCACCCCTTCCACCGGTCCGTTGAAGATGAAGCAGTGGTCCGGTGTGTTCCCGAACTTCTCAGGCCGCCCCCGCTTCCCGCCGCACCGCAGGATCCTCCCGTCCCGGATGTCCTTGGAAGCGAACACCCGGTAGGACCGGTAAGTATATCTCCTGGCAGAAGGGTACCGGTACGTGGTCCGGATCACCCGGATGCCGGTCCGTACGGTCTCCGGCTCCCCCTGTTCGTGCTCCACCCACCGGTAGCTGTCGGACAGCTTCACGATCTTCTGGAACTGGATCAGATCCTTACAGCCATGGATGGTCTGCTCAACCGGCGTGCCATGGGACATGTATTCCACCAGGGCCGTGTTCAGGATGGGGAGGTCGTTGTCGATCCGTGAGAGCTCCTTCACATAAGCGCCTTTCCGTTCCACCCTGCCTTCCGCGTCGATCCACAGGTAATTGTTGACATCCTTCTGGAAGATCTCCGATACCACGTCCAGCCCCAGGCTGATCCGGCACCTTTCGGTACTGCACCGGCACTCCCACTCATAACAGATGTCATCCACCGTCCCGAAGGCGGCATCCGTGTCCGGGATCTGCAGGATCAGGCCGTCCGTATTGCTCTGGATGAGCTCCAGGCCGGGGACCGCCTCCAGATGCTCGATCAGGTCCAGCAGCATCAGCTGCCCGTTGATGCACATGCAGTTGTTGTTCCTGGGGTCATAGGCCGGGTTCGTCGCGTCCTTCATGGCCCCGGAAAGGGCGTTCAGCAGTTTTTTGTACGGGGCCTGCTCCTTCTTCTTCCCTGCCGCTTTTAAGGCCATCCTGGTGTCATACACGTGCCGGTAATTATCATTTGTGGCTGCCCGTGTGACCAGGTCCCAGGCCAGCAGGAGGGACGGGTAATAGCTCCCCACATCGACATGCAGGATCAGCCCTTTTTTGTGGACCGGCCGTTCCGGCGCCCCGTGCAGGCCGCCGAAGCCGAACACGTGGGGGACGCCGGCCACGTCCATACGGAAGCCCTGCCCCTTGTACCATGCCTTCTTTGCCAGGTCGCATTCCCCCTGCAGCCCCATGCACAGGGCCTCCTCCTTCTTCTCCTGGAACCAGTCCAGGACTGCCCGGTACCTGTCCAGCCGGATGCAGGGCAGGAAGAAGTACTCGAATTCGTCCCTGAAATCCTTCCTGCAGCACCCGAGCACTTTGGACGTGATCCGGGCCTCCGTGTCCCCGATACAGGACAGCGGGAGGCCGAATGCCTCCACGATCCCGTACATGGCATGGAAGTCATCGGTCTTCTCGAGGAACACCCGGATGGTCTGTTCCACGTCATGGCGGCAGTAATGCACCGTCTGGGCGATCTCCTCCTCCGTCAGCCTCCGGTCCAGGTCGAACGTGACCTCCGTCTCCCGGATGTCCGATCCCAGGAACCCCTCCAGGGTCTTAAGCCCCACGGGCGGGCTCGGCATCACATCATAATTGTTCACGGGGATCTTCCGGAACTGGCCAGAGAACTGCCACCCGTCCATACGGCGGATGATGATATGGTCGCTGACCTCCTTCGGGTTAAAGCCGCACAGGATCCCCTTCAGGATGTACTGGTCGTAATGCCTGGAATTGTACCCGGCCCAGATGTTGTACCGGTTGGCCTCATATAGCTCCTGCAGCCGGTCCCGGTCATTGACGATCACATGCTCTTCCCGGGTATCGCTGTCGACCACTACGGCCAGCCAGTCATACTTGAACACTTCAAAGTCATAGAATAACACTCTGTCACATCCCGTCTCCCGCCTGCCGCGGAGAAGCCTTGCGGCCGGCAGGTATTCTTATGGCCCCGTCACAGGTCGAAGACTTCCCGGATGCCGATGCTGTTGAATGCATCCGGGTCATAATCGATCTCGCATTCCACAAGGCCCTGTATCTCCTCATAGATGTCCGCTACGTTCTCCACGAACTGGCTGTAGCTTACGAACTCCGGGACCGTCTCTGTCCCGAACCTGCTGAGCAGGGTCAGGACAGACTGGATCATCCCCGCATCGTTCTTTGTCCCGTAGATGACACGGTTCATGAACATACAGTGCTTTTTATATTCCCCTTCCCGCACGCGGGCCTGGAGGAAGAACATCGGGCGCCCGTCCTTCGTGGTCCGGATCTCCATCTTGTCGATCCCTGCGATATAAGTCCCCTTGGGGATATCCCCGCTGTTATTTTTGGCTTCTTCCACGTCCCTCCGAAGCTTCTCATGGTCGACCGCCCGGTCGATCGCTGAAAAATCCACTGCCATCATGGTCTCCTTTCTGCGCTCCCCGCGCCTTTAAGCCTGCCTCGTGCGCCTGGTCCGCCGTGTGCGTCCGGCTGTCCCACTTTCTGTCTCCCGTGCCTCTTCCCCGGCTCCGTCGGAAGCCTCTCCCATCGGCTGGATCTCCCTGGCGCGGCGCATCCTGCGGGGCGGGATCTCCATTTCCGGCTCTTCCACTGTCTCTGCTGCCTCCGCCGCTTCCTCAAACGGGATCTCTTCCCTCTCCCCGGCAGCCTCATCAACGGCCTCCAGGACTTTTTCCCTGTATTCTGCCGCCTTTTTCTGGTTCTCAGCTTCCGCTTCCTGACGGGCCTTGCTGGCTGCTCTCGCCCTCCTGCCGTTCCGTTCCGGCTTCTGGACATCCCCGGCCGCTTTTCGGTCCTCCTCCACCATCTCCTCATCAGACTTATAATCGCCGATTCCGTAGTAATTGCAGACTTTGTCGTCGATATAAGCAAGGTCATTCTCCACCGCGTATGCCTCGAACATCCCCATCGGCGACTTGACCGTGTCCTTCCCACTGTTCTGTGTCAGGAAATAATACTTCTGGTCGATCACGGAAGTCCGAAGCACGATGGTGAAGAGGCCTTCGATAGTGATCTTTTCCCTTAACAGCTTCCCGATCAGCTTGATGGTCGTGATCCCGTTATCCAGCGTCTCGCAGTGGGACAGATAATATACCCGCACGTCATCCGGGAGGTCCCTGCACAGGTCGATCAGCTGGAAGTAATCATCCCCGAAGTCATTCCACTTGTCCCATCCCCCCTCGTGAATCCGGTTCATGTAGGGGATGGAGAGCAGGTACTGGAAATCATCCACCACGAGGATCTTCTTCCCCACCCGGACCTGGCTTTTCATCCATGAGACGATATTCCCGGACCTCACCTCATTGTCCAGCATCGCGAGTGTTCCCTTTTCCGTTTTGAAAGGAAGTGGTTTTCCCACCGGGTTCACGATCGCCGTAATCTCCGGGTCCAGGTTCCTCAGGCTGGTACTCTTTCCTGTTCCGGATTCTCCCATGATCAAGATTTTCTGTGCCATTTTCATTCCTCCTATACTTTTTAATCACTATATGTTGCGGAAAAGCCCCATTCCGGCAGGAAATTAATCTCATAATGATATTTATCCACCTGGGCTCCGCTGATATCCTCGACCACATAGAGTGTATATTCATTCAGATATACGAAATGTTTTTGATATACGCCGTCAGCCACTTCACAGATAATTTCCAGTTCACTGCTCGTGTTATTCTTCAGCGAAAACGTTCCGATAAGCTCAAGAAGCACGGTGTCCGTACGGGCATTGATTACGGTCAGTTTCCTGGTAACGTTAAAGTTGTCTGCTTCTTTTGAAATATTGTGTGATACCTGGGCAGATTCTGTACAGGCAGTCATAGAAACGCATAATGCCAGACCAATCAGGAGCAGCATATATTTCTTTTTCATGATCCTGCACCCTCTTCCTCTTTACCGCCGCCCTCCACGATCCGGCAGGCCCACATGTCTGCCCAGTGGATGAGCATCTGAAGCCAGTCCTCGTGCCCCTTCAGGTCATATTTCATGAAATCATACAGGCCGTCGTGGCAAAGGATCGCCCATTCTTCCTCTTCTGTCAGGTCGATGAACAGGGTCGCCAGCTTGACCGACCGCACGGCATGGGGCACTGCCGACAGGCCCGGGTTGCGCTTGTAAGGCTTCGCTTCTGACAGCTTCCCGGACTTCAGCGTGTTTTCCACATACATTGGCTTTTCATAATCCCCGCATTTCCCCAGGTCATGCAGCAGGGCCGCGATGGCCACGCTGTCCTGGACTTCGTTATATCTTTCTCCGCCCAAAAGTCCTACGCCGATCCTTTCCGCGCAGTCCAGGACGTTCACGGAGTGCTCCAGCAGGCCGCCTCTCTTCGCCAGATGGTAGCCCCCGCTGCAGGGGGCCTCCAGGAATCCGATGTCCTGCATGAAATCCAGGAGCCCGGTCATCCCCTGCCGCCCCGTCTTCATGAGGGCCTCCCGGAACCGGTCAGTCAGTCCTTCCAGCCGTTTCCTTTCTTCCTGTCCCTCTGCTTCCATGGCTTCTGCCATTTCATCCTGCGCTCCCTCTTTCTTTGCTCTTGCTGCCATTCTTAATCCTCCTTTAGTTTTGATTGTTTTCAAAGTGTTCCCAGCGGGACCGCAGCGTCTGGTACACCAGATCAGCCGCATAGCCCCTCATGGGCCTGCCCAGACATCCTACCAGGCGTTGGAACCGCTCAAAATCTTCCGGATACAGCAGGACCGCGTACCCGCCGGCCTCATCGATCTTCCTCAGGTTATGGACCTGAAGCTCTGACGGCCTGCCCTTTGGCCCTTTCAGCTCGACCCCGAGGAAATGGCCGTTGCAGCACACCAGCAGGTCCGGGATCCCGGATCTCGTGAACCCTCCTCCTCCCCAGTATTTCAGGGACCAGCAGCCGTTCTCCTTCAGATACCTCCGGACCTTTTCCTCAAACCTTTTCTCCCCCGCCACTCTCTTCCTCCTTTTCAAACAGTCTCTCATTATATTCCTGCCCCAGGCGCAGGCTGAGCAGGTTCCTTTCTTCCACACTGTCCCTGCAGACCGGGCAGTAATACAGGCACCGCTTCTCCTGCCCGATCCGGTGCGTCCGTTTCTTTGACTGCTCCCACAGAGCACAGCTCCCTTTCCCGAACGGCAGCGTAAAGTAGACTGTGATGTGGGCTTTCTGCAGGTTCAGTCCTGTGGCCCCGGCCCGGTACTGTACAAAGATCAGGCTGTCACGGCACGTTTCATACG